CTGCAGGCGGCCGCACTAGTGATTTCAAACATGCTTTTTCTTCTTAACAACTTCTACTTCATCAATAAGCTTCCTTGCTTTCAAGTCTTTTACTGTCAGTCTACCTCCCTTCCCCTTCAGACCTAGTAATGGGTTTCTGTCCACGACTGTTTCGTACATCCTTTTGGCCTTGTTCATTGCATCATTGAAGATTTTATCTTTTGGGTTCCTCGTTTTAACAGTTCTTCTTCTCATGTCCGTTTCATTTTTCCTTATGACCACAAGTGCTGTTTTCGAAGTGTCCCAAGATTGGTCTCCTTCTTCATCGAACTCTATGCTGCAGCAAGATTTGATGTACTTGGCAGCTTTCCAATGTCCTCTGTTCACAGCTTCTTTTAAGGCAATTCCATCAAAGCTCTGAGGTAATTCCCACGGTCTTGGTTTCCTGTCTCCTCCCATGCTCTCTGGTATGGACATCGTTTCTTCTCCACATTTCTCTCTTATCTCATTTTTCAGCTCCTGGTATTTTCTGTTTCCATAGTAAACTTTCTCAACATTTGTGATTCCTATTTTGCACATCTCCATCGCCTGGCTGAAGGATAGGTTGCCTCTCAACATGGAGTTTCTTGCTTGTTTCCCCACGACAAAGAGATCTGTAGATGGTCCTAATCCTCCAGGAACTGTCATGTTCTCAAAGTTTCCTCCGTTTGCCATCACTTTACCGTCTCTTACGAACATAGAGTTGAACTCGAAAGTTGTCCCTTCAACGTAGAATGACTTCTTCTGTGATACGTTCAGACCTGCGGCTTTGCTCACTTTAAGAGCCATCTCTAGCCTTTGTCTTGCGTGTTGCACGTCTCTTCCACAGCTACCTGTAACGAAGTCGTCTGAGCTCTGTAATGTGTACACAGCTTCTGGTGTGAAACTAAAAGAGGAGGCAATTGTAGAAGCTGTGGTAAAAGCGTTGTTTGCCATTCCCATCAACATTCCTCTCCTCACTCTCACAAATCCGTCGTCCATCCATTCAACTCCTTGAATCAGCTCCAGTTCCTTTTCGTTGAAGGCATCTCTACACTCCTTAACGGAATCTGCTTTTATCACCACGGTAGACTTGCCGGTTCTCTTCTTTATAGGTGCGACAGGTTTTACACTCTTCTGTGAAAATTGCCACAGCGCATAGTCCAGTACTTCCAACATTGGTCCTTTTATTCCTAGTTCTCTTAGGAACACCATCATCACCTCTGGGCACATGCTCTCGTTGTATTTGGAGTTATCTCCTGTGAGTGTCACTAGTGTTTGTCCTTGATTTTTCATCCCTATTTCCTTTATCCTGGAGTTTGTGGTGTTTATCTTTGCATCACTTCCCATCCATATCACTGAATTCGGGTCCAGTTTGTTTACCACCAGCATTGTCTGTTCTAGGACGAAGATGAATGCCCTCCATGGAACTCCTGCTGTGAACACTGCTCTCGGCTCGAGTTTGGTCCTCTCGCTGTTCTTCAAGAAAGAGAGTAGTCTGAAGCTTCTTGAAGTATATTCTTCTCTGTCGAATTTCACTTCTTCTTTGCTTAGCTGTTTTCTTTTAAGCCTTTCGTTGTACTTGTGTTTCCAAATGTATCCTTTCACCTCCTGTTTCCCTTGCATGCATCTGAAATGGTGTTCAATTAAATCTGACATCGTTCTTCCCCTGAAACCTGTTGCCACTATCCAGTTCTTTACACAGAATTTGCACATCGCATTTGTGTCTGAAATGATGTCGTTTGCAGACTTTCCTTTGTTTAAAACCACAAATTCTTCGTTCATGGATTTTTCGAATGCTTCTTCCATTGACTTCCTTAAACTTGTCTTTTCTGCTTCATCGTACTTGTTGTTGATTAGATATTTCACCAGCCCCAAGTCAGCCACGCCTACAGTTTCGTCTAAGTTCTCGTCTTCCAACTGTTTGTTTCCGATGTCCCACATTCTCTTCATTCCGAACAGGTCAATGATAAATCTCTTTGTTTTCCCTTTGGAAAATTGGTCACTTCTTTTTACACTTTGCAGAGTTGGCATTAATGCGTTCTGAGAGAAAACTCTCATTGGTCCATCGTAAACATAAAGACAAGATACATCGTTTGACATACTGATCAGAGAATCTTCTCCAGTCAGCAGCCCTCCTACTAGAGTTTCCATGGTTATTAAAGAGCGTTCAATCCCGCGGCCATGG